ACGACACCGGTCTGGCAATAATTGAGGTTTACAACGCGCTCTGCCGTGACCGGGCAGGGATGGTGGATAAGAACGGCGTTCCCGTCGTTGAGAACCACCGCTACCAAGGTTTTATCAAGGAGTGCGCTGACAGGATGAAGGCGCTGGCCGGGGAGGAAACAGATGACTGAAGACGAAGCAAAGAAGAGGTGGTGTCCAATGGCGCGTCACGTTAATGGAGCGACTGCCGCCGAAACCTCTTCGTACAATCGGTGGCACGAAGACGGCAAAATAAACTTTATTCCATGCCTTGCGGCTGAGTGCATGATGTGGCGGTGGGACTTTAGAACCTCCAACGAGGGGAACCCCGATCTTGGGCGATGTGGCCTCGCTGGGGAAACAGAGCAAGGGTATGACCGCGATCTTGACAGGTATATGAAGGAGTACCCGCAATGACTGAAGTTAAAGAGGCGTCCATCAGCTTTGAGGCGAAGAAGATTTCCCTCAAGCAGGGCAAAGACGGGACCATCGTGACGCTGGTTGTCCATCCATCAGACACGCAAGCGGTTGCCCCTCTGTGGGAGACATGGACCGGCACCCGCTACGGTGTGGCGATGGTGGCGTTGAATGATGAGGAACAGCCCATCCCGCCCAACGCGGTGGAGGCTGGTAAGAGGGCCATCCAACAGGCTGGCATCCTGTGCCGTGACCCACAGTTCCAAACATTCATCAGCGAGTGTTCAGACACGTTCGTTGTTGACCACGAAGAGTGCGCCAGACAGTTGTGCATTATTCTGGGCATTGGAAGCCGGACCGAACTCACTGAGAACCACGCCGCCAGAGAAGATTTTCTCAAGCTGCGTGACCGGTATAACGCGGGTCTTGAATAATGAGAGTGACGACGCCAAGCGACCAGCCGTTTATTATCGTGTCTCATTCAGAGAACACCGACTTTGTGTGCCACGCCAAGATCATAGGAACTGACGGCAAGGTAATGGACTTGTCAATCACCCGCGAAACAGCACAGACGTTGCTCACCGAACTGATTTATCACATGCGCCGACAAGAGGAGAGGATAGCAGATGCCCCCGTCGAAATACCGACCACAAAAGCTGAAGGGTGAGACGCAGACGTACAATGTTGTCTTCCCCGTCGAAACAATCACCGCGCTGAAAAGGTTTGCCAATGACCAAAGAATGTCCCCTGCCAGCTTCGTTAGGGCTGCGGTTGCGGCTGCGCTTTCTGTTCCACAGGAGCAGACGGAGGCTCCACCAAAGATGGATGATATGGAAACTGATGATCGGAGCTACGCTGCTGGAGTGGAAGACGCGTGCAGCCGTGTGGCTAAGAACTCTCGATTAACACTGACGATGGCGACGGGTGGAACAATGGGCGAGGATATTGCCCAGCGAATAAAGAGGGACTTACTTGGATGAAGGAGCAGCAGGACATATTCGATGTGCTGCAAAGCAGAAACGCCCGCGACGAAGAACTCAAGATTGTTGGCGATAACAGCAGGGAGTGGATGGTGCTGGCGCTGGAAGAGATAGCCAATATTTCAACCAAGGCTGAAGTGACCGGCGAAGACATCCAGAGAATGATCGCCCCGAAGATTGGTCAGCCACATCACCAGAATGTCTGGGGCGCTCTGATAAACACCGCAATAAGAAGAGGGTTGTTACAGAAGACTGGCCGCATAGGTCAGATGAAAAAGAAGACGTCACACGCTCATAACTCCCCGCTGTATTACGTTGGCGTAATGCCGTGGGATTAACAAAGGGAGAAAAATCATGATTGGAGCAATCACAGGAGACATCATCGGTTCCATCTACGAATGGAACAATATCAAGACCAAGGATTTCGAGTTGTTTGGTGAAGAATGCACGTTCACCGACGACACAGTCCACACCATCGCCATCGCAGACTGGCTGTTGAGCGAAGACAAAGACCTCGCTTCAGCCATCGGGACGTACACGCTCAGGTTCCCCAACAGGGGTTACGGCTCCATGATGCTCGACTGGGCACAGCAGTGGGAGCGCAAGCCCTACGACAGTTGGGGCAACGGGTCAGCCATGCGGGTTAGTCCGGTTGGCTTCATTGACCTCCCTGATGAAAACGGTGTGCGTGATCTAGCGAAGCGGTCTGCGGAGGTGACCCACAGTCATCCTGAAGGCATCAAGGGGGCACAGGCCACAGCCGTGGCTATATGGCTTGCTCGCTGCGGTGCGTCGCCTGAAGACATCAGGCAGCACATCGAAGAGAACTTTGATTATGACCTCTCACGGTCAGTGGATGAGATACGCCCTGACTACGAATTTGATGTGTCGTGTCAGGGAACGGTGCCACAGGCCATCACCTGTGCCTTGGAAGCGGAGAGCTTTGAAGACGCCATCCGCAATGCTGTCTCTATCGGTGGCGACACTGACACCGTGGCCTGTATCACTGGAGGTATTGCTGAGACAATATTCGGCGTGCCCAACGAGATACAGGACAAGACCTTGTCGTATCTTCCGGCAGAGTTTGTTCTCGTTATTGAAGAGTTTGCCGCTGCGACGTCCGTGCAAAAGATTTTACAGCCCGACGTCGTTTCCGCAGCTCAGTAGCGGTCTCTCTATCGATCAACAACTTGGCACGCTTGGTAGCGCCCTTGAGGAAGGTCTTCCCGATCTTCCACTTGGGCGCTTCCTTGCCACGGGCCAACGCATTGGCGTATTTCTTCGATACGCCAGACACCTGTAAAACCCTCTTGATGTCATTGTAACTAAGCCCGGTGCTTTTTGCCGCGCTGATAATCTCAGCCATGTCGTCGTAGGCACGTAGGCGTATCTTGTTGGCTTGCGAGAAGGCTTCCTCTAAATCCCCAGACGACACCGGGTCTATATCAGCCGCCACGTTGTAGAGATACGAGTTGGCCTTACCCAAAGCCTCAGTGAAATCCCCCACCCTGAAATACAGAGAATACTTCGGGTCGAACGTTTTAATCCGAAGGCCGAACATCCCCATAACCTCGTTGTCCATATCATACGTTCTTCCGGTTGGGTCGCGGTCACCCTTCAGGGCCTTCACTATTTTACGTGTCGGCAGGAGAACGCCCGGACCCATCTGGAAGAACAGATGTTCAGCGATTGCCGCCGCCTGTTCGCTGCCCGGTGCCTCCGAGTTATATATTGGCGCACCACTACGTATCTTCTGGTTAGACACTGCCTCGTAGATTGCGCTGGCAGCAATATCAGGCTGCACGAACGGCATGAATGTCTCGGCCACAGCTTCCGCAAAGCCTGTTTCCCAAGGCTGGTTACGAAGAATGGCTGTGAGTGGCTTGTGGAAAATATTGTATGGGTCAACAAACGACAAATCGACTGTCTCAAGCTGGCCGTTTTTGTCACGCCCCAAGAACAATAAGTCAGCGTTTTTCGACCACGGCCCAACACCTAGCCGCCGCACACTTTCTTCCTCGTCGTCACTGATGCCGAACGCGGTCAGCGATAAGGTCATAAGCGCCTTGGCCCATGCGTGAGCGACTATTGTTCCGATAATACGCTTGTAGGCCAGCCGCTTGAGGCGCGGGTCTTTAAGGTCTGATGCGATCAGTTTGAGGTTGTTCTTATTGGTGCGTATGACCTCAGAAGAGAACGCCACGAACGGCCCAAGAAGCGGGAACCTACCAAGACGCTTCATGCCGGGGCCGACCAGTGAATAGGTGGGCACCGTGTCCCTGACGCGCTTCGCAACAATCGGCTCTGCTTCTTCACGGGCCATGCCAGTGGCGTTCATGTAATCGGCAAGCTGGCTTTCAAAGATAATGATCTTCCACACATCATCGCCGCCACGATAGAAGTTGGTGACAATCTTGTTAAATTTCTTTGCCTTGCCGGTTATGGTCGCGGCTGTCTTTTCACCAAGCACGCTCTCCATCTTCCACTCAAGCGCAGAAAGAAGACTGCTTCCGTCTTGCATCAAGTCCTGCACCAAGCCAGCGTTGGGGTTATCCTGCAACAGGCCGACGTCCACATAGTGGCGATACGCCGCCGCCCTGTTTCCCTCTCTGGCGTTTATCTGGTCCCAGATCATGGCTGCTGCCGGGATAATCTCCTTCACTTTTACCCCGCCACCCATGATACCGAAGAACGTGGCGGATAGAACGTTTCTGATCTGTGTGGGCGGCGAGTAAACAATCTTGCCCGCCTTCACCACGCCGTTCAAGCCGACTAAGTTTCCAATCCAGTTGGGGAGATTGTACTTACCCAGAATATCCTTGAACGCGGCTTTGACCTCTGGCGTTGTCCAGAGATTGTTTAGCGGCTCAAGAACCTTGGAGTTGGTGCCAGCCATCTGAACCGTCGCCTCTGCTGGGCGTTCGTTCTCTTCCCACATGAACTCACCAAGCCCAGCCTCCTTGAGGCTGTTGAGGAAGTTGGTGTTATAGATGAGCCGGGACATCTTCAACATTGTCCGGGCATAGTTGTGCATCGGGTCAGTGTATTCGCCCATCACCGCCCGTATTTCCGGGGCAATATTCTTTCGCTTCATGAGGATGGTCAGGTCTTTTGCGCCAAGAGTGCTTTCTTTTATGAGCGCCGACACTCCGATGTAGGCCGTTCTGTCGCCCTTCACCAGCGTCGATAATACACGGCTGGCTGCCTCAACATCACCACCGTTCTGCGTGACAAGATACCGGTGGGCCGTACGCAGCACGCCTTCTGGTATTTTACTGAACCATGTGGGGTCATCGAACATCTTATATGAGCGCGTGAGATATTCACCCTTGTTCCCAACCACAACATCCCTGAGAAGCTGCGCCCTCGCAGCGGCGTCAGGGTTGTTCTGAGCCTCCAGTTCAGCGATGTCGGCCTCCATGATAGCGATGAACTCATCAGACATGGCGTCGATGTCCAAGCGCATCTTTGCCACAGCCTCTTTGATCGGAACCGGTAAATCACCAAGGCTGTCTCCACGCAGCGCGGAGTTAATGGCAATCAGTTCCTCATCAGTAAGTTTTTCATAGGGCCTGCGGAAGACCCTTTTCATTGCGACCTCCATCGTTCTTAGCGTCCGCGCTGCGATGTCGTCCACCACACGTAATTTACTGTCGCGGAACAGCTTCAGATCGAAGGCAATCCTTGGAAGAACGCCGCCCGGAGCAAGCTGCCTCTTTATGGCGTTTTTCATTCTTTTCCAGATCGTCCTGTCGGCCTCAGTGAAACTTCTTATAAATGCATCCTCATCAACAGTGGCGGGCTGGGTTGGGGGGGCAGGAGGCGCGGCTGGAGCGGATGGCGGTGGTGCCGTCCTGTTGCGGGGCGGGGCAATGGAGTGCTTGAGGTCATTCACGTCGAAGTCTTCGTTGAACGGAGACTTGACCTGAGAGGGCGAGAAAACTCCGTAGTTGACGGCCAAGAAGCTCCGCCTTGGGTCGTCCGCTTCAAGCGTATCAGCAAAGTTAGAGTTGATCTCTATAACGGTGAAGCCGTCAAACCCCCTCTCCCGTATGAAATCCAAGAAATCAGGGTCTTCAATTGTGTCCCAGTCGCCCCTTGAGGCGTCTCTTATAAGTAGCTTGGCGTAGCCCTCCTGCCCGACAAGTTCCTCTTGGTCGTTTGCCCACTCCCTGATTAGGTCTATGTGTTCTTCCTTGCGGAAATCCCACAGCTTCTGAACTGACAGATACGCGGGGATAATCCGCTGCGCGTCCTCGGTGTTTTCCCGATTTTCCATGTGGAGGTCAGCAAAAAACTCAGCCACCGCTGGGCTTTCAGAGAAGAAAATAATATCCGTATCGAACTCATCAAAGTCCTTCGGGGTGCCGTGGTAGAGCAGCAATGGAGTGCCGTCTTCGTTCATGACCTCGCTCTCCGAAAACCAGCTCCAGAACGCCGCGCTGTCTATTGGCGGGGCAATGGAGAACTTGCCTTCCGGCTCTGTCTTCTCGACCTTCAGCGGCCTGAACATTGCTGCGACAATGCCGTTGGGGTGGTGGCCCCAGTAACCGTGGTAGCCAGCGGCCTTCGCCAGCTTCTCAACCTCAGTTATCCTACCGCCAACGTCATTACCCCACTTGGCCGCTGCCTTGGCCTTGATACTGCCGGGGGAAACGCCATCGTCACCGTTGATGTCATATAATTTCTCAAACGGGACATACCCCACATACGTCTCGCTCCCCAGCTTTAATTCTTTCTTGTAGCCACCGGGCTTGCCGACGCCGACGCCGTAGTATGAGCGGTCTACCCACTCTTTGGGGTATGTGCGCTTGCGACGACTTTCTTCGCCGGGGACGCCTGTGCCGTGCCTCTTGGGAAGCACGTTCTTGATCTTTTCGCTCTCGCTCCAGTGGGTGAGCCTGACAGTGCCGTCAGGCTCTATCGGCGGGAGTTGGATTTCTTGGACGTCTCCCTGATTAACATCTCTTCCACCATCTCTGCTAAGGGCTGCTTTGGGGTCGATTTTTGCCTGCCAGTCTTTAACAAGTTTGTGAAACGCTTGCCTCCGACCATCGGCCCAGTTGAGTAGATCGGGTCGTCCGGCTTCGCTGATCCGTCGTTTATAACCTTCGCCATTTTTATCCTCCTGCCAGTTGTTTTCTATGTAGCCGCCGGTGGACTTAAAATCTTTAATTCTGAACGTGACGTTTCCGGGGAACCTCTTCAGGGCTTTTTCCAAGGCCGCAACATACGACCTGTCAGGCATCCCATCAGGGTTGTCTTTTGTCTTTGAGTTAAAGTTTATGAACCGGAACTCCATCTTACCGTCCAGCGTTGGAACAAGCGAGAAGTCAGACGATGCCATGTGGGTGCGGACGAACCTGTAAAGCTCTGTCGGGTCAACACTACCGCTTTCAACCACTGCCTTTACGCCAACGTTGGACACACTGGCCTTAAGCGTCGGGTCTGCTCGATGCCATGCCACCGCGTTCTGATTGTATATATATCCAATCACAGCGGCATACAAGTCAGCGGCTGTTGTGTCGTAAGACTTGTCGGCAGAGCGCGGCAACATAACGTGTGTGGTGATGTTTGGCGATACATCCCCAGCGTAGCCGCCTGTTCCGGGCATGGATGCGTATAGTGGAGCGCCGCCGATCTTGTGGAGCAGGATGTCTTGCCCCCCGGATGTAATAAGCTCATACGCTTGTTTGGCGAACTCCTTCTGCACATGCATCGGCTGGCTGGCAATCTCAGGGAACAGATCAGTCACGACTGACGGGTTGGCTTCCCATGTGATTACGGCATCGTGGCGGTCAAAATAATGCTCAAACCCGACCATCGTTGCGTTGGCTGGCTCGACATCCTTGTTGCGCTCTGCCGTCCATATCATGGCCTGAGCTTGGCGCGGCAAGACGGTTCTTCCTAATTTCTTGGAAAGTTTATTCGCCACACGCTGCATGACCATCCGGCCAAAGGCGTATTGCGTTGGTGTAAATTTCTCATCCCCAGTTACTTTGAAGCCGAAGGCCCGGTGCATCCATTTATCAAGCGTGCTTTCTCCAGCAAAATCATTAGTGCCATAGGCCGGGTCGCGCATGTTCCTGTAGAAGGACATAACCTTGTCGCTTACACCGTCGAGCCTACTGTCGAACTTTTCTGCGGCAATTGCCAACGGGAGGCGCTCAAGGGCTACGTTTATGTATCTTCCCCGCCCAACAGTCATATTCCCATTCACGGCGATGTCATACGCGGTATCTATTGCTGCGGCAATATTGGAACCAAGTGAGTTGTCAGCCGACAGGTAGGCGACAATACGCAACATGTCTTCCATGACCTTCTGGTTGCCAGAGGAGAGGGTCCGTATCACCATGCCAGCGTTCTCATACCAGTACTGGCTTTCCTCATACACAGCCACTTCAGACAATGCTTGCTTGGTGAGCTTATTGACCAGCTTGGTCACTTCCCGTGGGGTCATACCGCTGGCAATGGGTGCGCCTTTGTATATGCCGCTTTTCTCACGCGAGACGGCCCTTATGGCGACCTCACCTTCTGGAACTATGGCGGGGGCTATAGAGCGCCGCGCTGCGCCCTTCTTGCGATCTTGCGTCGCTTCTTTCCTGCGGCGGCTGCTCTCTCTTTTGGCCTGAGACGCCCTCTCGCGCTCCTCTGCCTTGGCATCAACCGGGAAGAACGTGGTTATGGCTGCGTAGGTGACCCTGTCTTTGTCTGATGTCCACAACTCCACGCCCATGCGGTAGAGCGTCCCGCCGCCGTCGTAGTCTTTCCAGAGAACTGTCCAGTCCAGCTTGTTTGACGTCTCACGGTTTTGCGGTCTGTAGGGGAACAGACGAACTTTCTTCTGCCCCATAGCGTCAATCATCTGGGTAAGTTTGTCGCGGAACTCCTCTGCCCCGCCGTCGAACCGCTCAAGTTTGTCAACGATGTGGTCCAGACCAAAGCCGTTGCCGAACTCATCGGCGTGACCCTTCATAAGAACAAGCGAGTACGGGTCGGGGCCGACATAAATCCTGCCGATGGCATTTTCCACACCGGGTATTTCTGTGTCGTCCTCCCGTGAGGACATGCGGATAAATGATGTGGCGTCCAAGTATTTCTCTTGGTCGTTTCCAGCGTCCCATTTTCTTCTCCACCCACGGATGGATTTCTTGTGCCCGCCCTCATCAAACGCCGGGTCGTCTAATCTAATATTGACTAGCTCAGACGCACCGCGATTTAAGGCCGTTGACCCGTAGGCGATCTTCTGCGCCTCCGTGAGGCTGGGGGCCATAAACTGTCTGGTGATAGTCTTCTTGCCGGGACGCCTGACGTCCACCGCGTAGCGCATCATGGTCGGCGCTGACAACGAGAACTTGCCGCCGCTAAACTCTGTGTGGATATACGGTGTGATTAGGGCTGGCGTATACGCCTTGCTGGCGTTTATACCATGAGCGTTCAACTGGCCGCTTACACGCGCCTCCTCGAACGCCTGTTCGCGTGTAACAAAACGACCCTTGGAGGTCATGAACCCCTCTTTGTAACTTGGGTCCGTTATCTCAGCATCCCAGACGTCAACGCCCTCCGGTAGCTCTATTTCGTAGTGTGAGGCGTTCACATCTGAGGAGGAGTAGACTTGCCCTTTATATTTGATGGCGGGGCCTCTGATGGAGAACTTAGCCTCACCGCTCTCCTCCAGTTCGCCGCTTTCAAAGGTGTCGATGAATGGTGACTTGGACTGGAAGTCATGGAAGGGTCGCCATGTCACATTGATGCGATCATTGCCAGACCTCTCCACGCCCTCCAACTCCTCTGGAGATTTTCCCAAAAGTGCCTGCCCTCTCCGCAGGCCAGCGTTGATAACGTCGTTATGCTTGATACCATCATAGCCAGCGGCTTTGGCTAAGTCTGTTACCTGCTCAAGGTCGGCCAGTATATAAGCGTCTATTTCCACGGCCATCATGAAGTCAGTAATTTCTCTAGACGCAGTATCGACATTTTTACCGTTCGCTACCGATGGGTCTTCGTCATAGACGCGGTGGGCCTCTTTGAGATTTATTTCAAGCTCATCAAATGTCTCTTGAGCGGCCTCTGCCGTGTCAATCGCAGTAAGGCCATACGTGGTTCCTGCGGTGAAGTTACCTTCGATCACTCCCATATTTTCTCGCGTTGAAAGCTCGTCCAGTATCTCACCGATGGCCTTGGCCCCATCAAGGTCAATGTGCCCATATTCGTTGTACAGCTTAAGCTGAGACGCCACTGTCTCTAAGTTTATAGCTGCACCGCTTGCGTTCGCCCAATCGAGTGGGTTCTGGACAGACAGATACGCCTTTCTAATGTTTGACCCCGTGGTGAAGGCGTATTCATGTTCGCCAGTTTGGCTTGATGCATAGATGTTAGCCACATCTGTACTTGAGGTGTAGCTCTCCGTGGACCTGATGCCTTTCTGCACCGGTCTACCGGCAGCATGTGGGTATCTACGCAGCCCGCGATACATCTCCATAGGATTGCCGTCACCGTCAACAGCCTTGCTGTCTTTCCACCAGTCCTTCCAGCCCCGCGTGTTTATTGGTGGAGCAATGGAGAACTTGGCGAAGCCCTCCTTCTTGACGGTGTCGCTCATTTTCTTGGGGATGGGGAGACGCCACATCTCACGCTTCATCCTAACGGCATCGGGGATTGCGTCGAATTTTCCACCGCCCCTGCGTTCAAGGCGTCCTCGCTTGACTTTCGCACCGAACCGCTTGCCGATCTTATTTGCAATGCTAGTGAGAATGTCGTCATAAAACTGAACCAGCCCCTTACCGCCAACGGTGGTGTCTGCGTTGTTAAGTTCAACATGCTCTTTGTTGTCCAGTTTTTTCCTGTTTTCTTCACTGAAGAGTTCATTGGCAACCTTGCCGCCTAAGAACGCACGTATTTCATTCTCTGTTGCATAGTGACCACCGTTAGGAAGTGAGACGTCCACGCCCACTTCGTCTGTAATCACCACCGCGTAATGATCGCCAGAAAATTCAGGCTCCTCATTGAGCATGTGCCTGATTATGGCCTCAACATCTTCTATTGAGGACACCCTCCCTAATTCAAGCACATCACTCCCCAGCGTAAGCGACTTCCTTGTGTGCGCCGTTATCCATGTGCCGTCCGTAAGCAGGTGGGCGCGAATAGGCTCTTCTAGACCTGCAACGCCCTCAACAGACAGCGTATATGTAGTCGGCCCTTCGTCACGCACTTTCTTGGTGATGATTTTTACGTCTTCTGCGGAAAAGCTAGAAGACATATTCATTAACAAAACATCGTTGATGACATGGCCGGAGCCTTCGTAGCGGCTTATCTGGGTTGCACCCGGCGTCCATGCGACACTGTCGTAGCCTTCTTCAACCGCCTTCATTATCACCCGCTTCATACCCAACCGGCCCCACTCGCTGTCTTTCTCCCACGGGATAGGCGGTATGCGGCTCTCGCCTTCAAGCATGGCGATAGAGCCTCTAGCGGGAGTGACACCGGCGGCTTCTGCAAGGGCTACATATTCATCGCGCTCTTGTTGATTTGTTCGAGCGCCAATCTTTTCCAGCTCTTGCATACGGTTGTAGATCGTCTGGTCTGCTGGAGACAGGTCGTTGAAAGTTTTCTCCAACTGAAACCCGCCCTTCACCTTTGCCGCTTGCTGACGGTCTCCCTGTAGCTCCTCTATAAACAGGACGCTCTTACCGTCAATAATGCGATCACTGACACGCACCCTTAGAACAAGTCGGTTGTCGGCCTCTGCGTCTTCAATACGATGCGAGGGTGGAACCAGCCAATCCTTAATCGTGGTGTTGAATGATGCGAACTCATCCGATGTGGTTGGGCTGGGGAGGGTTATGTAGAACTCTCTGTGGCTCCTTCCTCCGGGGAGAGTATAATGACGGAACTTGGTGCCGCCGCTCCCCGCTAAGACTTGATGAAGGTCTTGTTCAGCGTTTGCACGGGTCGGGTAACTTGTGACATAGCGCCCACCTTGAAAAACGTAAAATTCCTCTATAACCAAGCCGGTTCTTGGGTCATCCCTAAAGCCGCCAAGATCACTAACTTTATCGAACTGCTCTACGTTTAGGCTCCCGAAGGGAATGATCTTCATGCCGTCTGGCAGCTCAAACTTCTTTGTGCCCAACACAACCTCATCCAGCTTCAGGCCACGCTGGTTGATGAAGTCGAGCATGTCTTTCTTGCTGATGCGCCCCTCGACGCCAGCAAGCATCTCCTCAAGGCCGACGATAGTGTCAAGCTCCGCTGGCTTGGCGTTTTTAGCCAGATGTTGCTTCCACATCTTCCCGGTGCCGCTCTCCTCACCGAAGTTGCGAACCGCCTCATACGCCTGACTTGAGAACCCAAGGGCGTCAAAGTTAGGCGCTATGGAATAACTGGCGTCACTCTCATCGTTGAACCGGATATACGGCGTGATGAGGTCGGGGTGCTGCATATACCGCCGCGCCGTCTGGCCTTCTTTGGTCAGTTGCCCACTGACGGCAGCTTCATCAAACGCATCGTCACGCCTGATGAACTTGCCCCGGTCAGTTATGAAGCCCTCAATAAACGGCCTGCCGCTCTTCTCTGCCTCAAAGACGCTCTCGACGCCCGGAATGTCTATCTGGTTGTGGTTGGCGATGGGGTTCTTTACAGAGTAGACCTTGCCGTCATACTTGATGGCTGGGCCAGCGATGGAGAACTTGGGGCCGGTCTCAATGTCGGGGGGGCCAGCAGTGGTGGCGGGGCCTCCATCCAAGGTGCCCTCTTCGATGAGGTTGAAGATGTCCTCTGCTGATCTTACGCCGTTGTCGTAGAGCAGCCCGCCAAGGGTCATGATGAACCTGATTATTTTTCGGAAAATACTCTCAGGCCGTCCGTTGATAAGCGTCTTGTCCTTCGCCCAGTCACGGAACGCTTCAGCAACCGCCTCTTCCCTGAGAAAGTCCTCGTTGTATCTTTTTATTTCCGCCCTTGATTTACCTCTGGCCTTAAGCCTAGTTACGTTCTTGGCTACTTCACCGGCATAAACAATCCTCGCCTCTTCAAGGTAGGTCATGTTTGGAAGAACACCCGGCGTCCATCCAAGGTGGGCTGATAACTCAGGCGGGCGGCGAGTTTTCTCCACGTATCTTTTAAGCACCCTAAAGTCATCTTCTGAGATGATTTTCTTTTCACGGAGGGCGTGGATTTGCTCATGAGACAAAACCCGCGCTAGGTTTTCCATGGCGGCCTGCTCAAGCGCCTCTTCTGTTATGCTGTTCCCAAGACCATCAATGGCAGTGTCGATTGCCAGCAGTATGACCTCGTTGTTGCTGTCCCACGCACCCTCTGGCGACCTGACATCAGCGTCCTTTTCTTCTTGCGTCAGGAACCTTGAAAGGTCTTGAACGACCTCTGCATTAATTCCAACAGCGGCCAGAAGCTGCTGCGTCTTGTTGTTGTTAAGGGCCTCCGTGATGTTCTTGACCTGCTGACTTGTCAGGCGGACCCCAGCCCTGCCGGTGCGGTCCTTCCACGCTTTGTACTGCCGCACTTCTTTTTCGGTTGGCGTGGTAGAGCGAAGATCAACATCAGTCAGGCCAGCGTCGTCTTCACGTTTGGCATACGTCCCATCTGGATTAACAGACGACAGGCCGTTGCGGTATTTATGCGCCGCCAGTTCAGCGCCATCGGCATCATCATGGATGCTGATGACCTCCTCAAACGGGATGTGCGTTTCCTGTATCTTTCCAGTCTTGGTGGGGTCAGGGGTGCGCTCTTTTGCGACAACCACATGCTTACCGTCTGAGCCTCTTACCTCGTAATCAACCTCACGGCCCTCTTCGATGATAGGCGTCGGACCTTTGACCGGCGTGGTCGGTGGAATAAACTCTGGCCGCATCAGTTCATGCGTCACCCTACCGTCAGATTGTCTCACAAGGCCGATACGTATCATCTCTTCACGTATCTGCGCGATGTCCTTCATATTGAGGTCTGGGAAATTGCGCTTCAGTTCTGCCCTATTAAACTTGGGTGTCTTTCCCTTACCCTGCTTGTTGTTGAGAACGATCTGAACTGCCCTGTTGAAATCTTCGTGGGTGTAGTTCTCTTCCCTAACATCAAGGAGGTTGTCTAGGGTCTCAAACGGCGCGACCCGCCGAAGGGTGTCCCTCATAAGAGCCAGACGGAACGGCGATGCCTTGGAGAGCCTGTCTGCGCCAGTGACGTATTTCACCAGCGCATCAAAAGACTTGGTGCCGGTGAGGACGTTCTTCTCTTTGGCTAGTTCGATGATCTCAGGCTCTGTGACATTATTGACACGCTCTGTCTCAGGGCGACGAAGCTGACGCAGCGCCTGTAGCTCACCAGACAGCACTTCAGGGTCCACTCCACGGACACGGCCCTGCTCCTCCAGTTCTTCGATGGTGAAACCGTCCTGCTCGACGGTGAGGTTGCCTTGACCGGCCTCCATATCAGCTACTGCCTGAGCAATATTGGATGCCCCTGCCGTCTCCAGTTCCGCTGGAGTGAAGCGCATCCCATGTAGGCTCTCGCGTGCCGCCTTAAACAGGCTTGCTGCATTGGCCTGTTCTGGCGTTTGATTTTCGTTCTTGGGGTCCATCGCCTCGTCAATAAGGCGTTGGTCGGCGTCTCTTTTGAATTGGGCCTCAGTCCTGTTAACACCACCCTCAACAGCCTCCGACATATTCAGGTCGCGGTCACCGTCCTCCACAGGCATCAGGTCTGTGTCTGGCATAAGCTCTGGGCGGGCAGTCAAGGATAAGATTTCTTGGTTTGGGATAATCCCAAGGCCGATGGCTCTCCTGCGCTCCGCCTCCGCCGCCGCAGCCTCTAGCTCTATTCTTTGTTCTTCGGCCATCTCGTTGAAGGCGTGTCCAGCCTTACGTGTCCTTGCAACACCAGCAGTGCCAGCACCGGCACCGAAGATCATGCCCAAGGCACCGCCAAGAACCGCACTTTCTATGTATTCACCAAGCGCCTGCTCGTCTTCAGGGTCAATGGTCAGGCCAGCCTGCGCTCTCTCAAGAACCTGTTGGCCTGTTTCAGTGACCGTTTCTGTCGCCCCACCGATAAGAGAGGCTTTTCCAAGTATTTTTGCCCCCTCCTTGGTGGAAAGAAGATTGGCCCCTCTCTTGAGCATCGCAGAGATGGTCTCTGGCTTTAACGCCCTGATGCCGGGGGTGCGGGCAAGGATTGGGAATATGGCGTATTCAAGGGCGGCAGAGACAACACCAGTGCCCACAGCACTGGCAGTGTCGATGTCCTCCGGGTCGGTGATATTTCCTTCCCTGACCTGCCGCTCAACATGCTGGCCGACAAACGACGGTGTTCCAGCAAGGATGCCGCCTACGGCTGCGCCGATAGCTGCGCCGGGAGCGCCGAACACGGCACCAGCCTTAGCGCCAGCGAAAGCACCAGCGAAAGCACCAGAGGCCATGATGCCTAAATCAGGTAGGCTCTCGCCCAGCGTCTGCGGGATGATGTCCAGAAAGAACGTGCTGGCAGAGCCGGTGTAATCACCACGTTGGAACTGCCCCACAGCGTCGTCAAGATTGGCCCGATATATATGATCTTGATCGTCCGCAGCCATCTGGTCTTTGAGAGAGAAGAGGTCTTCTTCGTCCCGGCCTACGGCTGCGCCGATGTTTTCAGGAACCCTACTTAGGCGCTCCGCACTGCTGCCGATGCCGCCGAAGAGTGACCCACGGTTGATGTCTGGAAATAGGTCAGGCCGCAGCGCGACCATCTCAGGGTCGGGGTTTTCAAGGTCGGCGCTTGGGAGAATTTCTGTTTCAATGGTGGCCGCGATGTCTTCTTCCGACATTTCGTCGGGGAAGTCCATAAGGCCCACACCGTCTATTTCATACCGCTGCACGGCTAGGCTCCTGTGGGCTTATTGTGGCTTTGCGGGCCTATACGGTTTGTTACCATACTGGTAAGCGCCATCCGCTCCCTTTGGAAGTTCAATGCCCATTCTGGCACCGGCGGTGACCCTGTCAGGCCCCTCCAGCAACTCCATAAGCGAGGGAAGGAATAGCTGACTACCACCGGCGTCAATATAATTGGCCCTAATCATGTTCAGGCTCTCAGCATCATACAGGCCGGTTGTTGGGTCACGATCTGCGTCTGCTTTCTTGAGGGCAGCGGACCATGCTATGAGGGCGGTTTTCTTCGCCTTAACCGAAGCCCCTATATCGGCAATCCTCTCCGCGCTCTGGCGGTTGAGTTCCAGTTCCTGCCTGTCGAGAGCCTTCTCTTCGCGGGCAACATTAAGTTTGTACTGCTCAAACTCAGAGCTACGTTTTGCGGCCCGGTTCTGGTTGAGTATGCGAATACGAGTGTTTTCAGCTTCGTTTCTCTTAAGCGCCAGACCGGCATTGTATTGCTGGGTGCTGATTTCACCGTTAGCGTGGGCAGTGGCAAGCCTGTCCATCTCGCTCTTGTGAGACTGCTGTGCTGCGGAAAGCTGCATATTAAGAGCAAGGTTTTTGTCTTTCCTCGCCTGAATTGCGGCATTGCTTTCTTTAAGCGCCTTGACGCCCACCCCGGCACCCTTTCCTATATTGGTCATTGCATACTGGCTTTCACCAGCGGCGATGGCGAACCCGGCTTCAGCAAGCGCCATCCACTTGTTCTTCGTAGCATCGTCCCCAACACTCTCTGCCCGCGCAGCCATGATGTCAGCAAACTTGGCATACGGGTCGCCGCGCTCTTGGGCCAGTTCATCGGCGCGGGACTTATGGAGGCTCTCAAAGCTATCCGTGTCTAGGATTTCCGGCACTGGTCTTGGGTCGATGTATTCAAGATCGTCAGGAGCTACGGCGGCGGTGCGCTCCTTGTAATCAGAGGTTCCAGCATAAAAACCCTGCCCATCCACATCAATTGGATTGCTAAATTCGTCCAGACCTACGGGCCACGGGGAGCTGTATGGCACAGTAAGATATGGCGTGTCGTTGCTAGGCGCGTTAGTGGCATCACGCGACCCCGGAAGTTTGTCAACTTGCTGCTGAGTTTGTGGCTTTGAACGAGGAGCGTCAAATAGGGCGGACAGCTTGGACGGCAATTCACCGTATCGTTCCATAAAAGAACGGTTTTTACCCACGTCCGGCGGTGTTAAGGCGGTGGTTGGGTGCTTAAAGAATGGGTCGTATGGCGACCAGAACCAGTTTTCATTCTTCGGCGTAATAATATCACCCCCCTGAAACCCCCTCACCATCCCGCCCTGAGCAGCCTTGTTCTTGGGGTCTTCGCCACGGAAATGACTGAACTCTGACTGGAAACCGGGCCTGAAGCCAGTGGGGGCAGCGGTGACCTGCCGCGCAATGGGCGGCGCTGATGCGGCCAGTGGAGGCTGTGCGCCAAATTCAGGAGACGCCGTCAACTGGGCCTGTATCTGATCGCCAAGCAACCGATAGACAAGCGGGGATTGCTGCTGAAATGCAGACATAATGCCGCTTACCTGACCACTGCCGCTGATCGGCTGACCCTCTCCGCGCTCAATGATGTTTGGACCACGGGGGCCGAAGAATGAAAACTGGTTCTGTAGGCCGTGCTGGAAACTGGCTGCGGGGGTGTTCTGGGTGCGGATATTGCCGCCACCGGCGTATCCACGCACCATGCCGCCCTGAGCGAAGCCACGGGGGTTCTGAGACGGCGGCAGAGACGGGGCAGCCTGTGGGGGGATGCGCGGAGGTGCTTGCTGCGGGTGCTGCTGTGGCGGCTGCACGGAGCCAAGACCCTGCGCCCCAGCGCCCTGCGGAAGTCCGGGGGTCTGGGTCTGCTGGGCCAGTTTAGCCATTAATTCTTCTTGCACGGTGGTCTGGGGGGCTTCTGCTTTTTCAGCCTTGAACCGTTGACGCAGATCAGCACGGCGCTTGGCCTCAGATGTGACCAGATACAGCGGAAACTGCCCGGTGGGCTGCTGCATCTCCTGCTGGATGCGCTTGTCACTTACGTCTTTGAGTGTCTCTGCTTGCTGAACAATACTCATAAGCCTAGCCCGCTGATAATGCCTGCGCCAACCCAAGCCCACCAACACCAAGGCCAAGAAGCTGGCTCAGTTGTGACGGGGGAGCTTGGAACGTGGTTGTTTCCTGTTGTGGCGAAATCGGCACACCATGCAGGATACCGCCGTAATAATTTAACTGGTTGCGTGGGAAATCACGCTGGTTGATGAAGTCCGTGTAACCAATGTCCAGTGACTGCTGCGTCTGGTCGTCAAACGCACCACCGACACCAGCCAGACTTTTAGCCCGTCCGAAGGACAACTCATCGCTTGCAAGGCCCTGCGCCCGAAGCTGCTCTGCTGCGGCCAGTGCATTGCGATCATATTCGATGCCGCGCTGCTGGTTGCCAGCAAACACCTCTGTGTTTAAGGCCCTGTTCTGAATGTCTGCTGCGCGGTCAGCATTGAAGATGTTGGCACCGCTTTCATATGCTGCCTGCAATGCCCGCTGTTCGATTTCGTTCTGCTGGATATCGAACTCACGCTGGGCGATGCCCTCTTGAACGTTGCGCCTGTCGTTTGAGAACGCCCCGGCCTGCACAGCCTGCGCCTCACGGCCAAGCTGTTGCTCGTTGAACCGCTGCTGGAGACGCGCCTGTTGCGTGTCCAGCACGTTTTGTGTGTAGGGGTTCATGTAGCTTGCAGCCACACCAGCGTCGGTGAAATTTCCGGTGTCGGCAAACTGCGCCTGCTGCGCCAGCGGGTCTTGTCCAGCAATGCCAGTTAAGGCAGTTTCAGCATTAGTGAAGGCCGCTGGGACACCCGATGAGGCGATGTCGCGGATGTCCTGAAACCCAGCCTGTGTGTCTGAACTGAAGTCAGCAAGCCGCTGCCCCTCATACGGGATGTAAGGCGCGTTGCTTTCTTCCTCGCCGCGCTCCATGAGGCGTGTGAAGAAGGGCTTGGCGTAATCAGGCAGATTAGACTGATTTACCGTTGATGTCGACGGGGGTGGCGCTGGCGCTTGTCCGCCGCCGCTGCCGCCGCCCTTACCCATGTTTAGGCCACATCCTGTGCCTCCTCTTTCTCATCAAATATTTTCTCACACACCACATAGCGCGCTTCCCAGCCGTGTTTCTTGAGGAACCTCTGCCAGCCATAGCGGCCAACAACTTCCAACCCACGACAATCGTTTTCCCACATATGTTTTTCCAGCGTGTCCAGCATTTCTTCGTGCCAGCCCTCAAGGTCGTCGCCGCCGCAATACAGAAGATTGACCATCTTCCTCTGTGGGTACTGCTCAATAGACGTGACCACCGCGCCAACAGGGGTGTTTTTGTCATCGAAGGCAAACCAGAGCGTAAACTGCCCGCCGAACAGGCCAGCCATGACATCGTCAATCTTGAAGCGAGCCTCTGATCTTTCCAAGGCAGGCACCAAAAGTCGTCTGGCGTCTTCGTCCACCATATCCAACACTTCGTTGGGGATACGAGCTACGGTGTAGGTCATCCAAGCCTCGACAGGGCAGCTTCAGCGTTGATAGGTCCGGGCTGGTTCTTGGTGCCGGTGCGCTGCTTTCTGACGCCCTCTCCCATCCTCTCCAGTTCCTGCGCCCCTGCTTCAGAAGAGCCGTTTCCAAGACCACTAACTACATCCGCAGGCACAATCACCTCGCCATCTGACAGAGCCACAGGCTCTTGGCCTTCAATGTTGGCTGGCACATTGTCACTCAGTCCGTCGCCGGGGCCTTGCACAAGGCTCCCTACGCCGGAAGAGCCTCTTTGGGTGAGAGACGACACTGCAATGATCTCCTGACGAAGCTGGGCGAACGCCTGCTGACCGTAGACCTGAATAAACGCCTGTATGGCCTGCTGCGGCTGCGGATGGGTACCCGCGATGGCAGCGATAGCGCCAGCTACGATTGGGTCTTGCGCTAACGGCTGCTGCTGCTGCGGACTACGCTGGGCCGCTTGGGACTGGATGGCTAGTTGCTGTTCTGGTGTCATCAGTTGAACCCCTGAATGATGCCAGCGTCTTCTGGCCGTTGTGGGGAGGGGAGACCGTTGCCTTGGAACAACCGCTGCCCAAGAGGCCCGCCCGGTATTGCCGCGCCAATAGTGCCAGCGAACGGCTGTTGTGTCTGCGCCTGCTGGAGACCTGCGGTGGCGCGGTCCAGCGGCCCCGGCGCACCGGGCTGTTGTGCAAGTGCCGCTGCGTCTGCGACGCCCTGACCGCCAGCGAGGGGGTCTATAGATGAGATTGGGGTGGCGGGGACAACTGCGCCGCCTCTGGCGTAACCCCTTCTCACAAGCCCGCCTTGGGCCGCATTGCGGGGGCGGGCGATGGGTGCGAAGTTGGCAAACTCTGGGTCAAAACCGGGCCTAAACCCTGCCGGTGGGGTATTCCGCGTGCGTAGCGTTGGGAACTGCTCATCAATCCACGGCTCCTCATCGGGCTGCGGGATTTGCGGCTGTCCAAACTGCGGCTGTTGGTTGAGGCCACCAGCGAGAGTGCCCACACCGCCAGTAAGAAGCGCAGCCTTACCAAGGCCGTCTGTCCTTGCAAAACCCTTACTAAGAAGATCGCCATAGCCACTGTCTGGCAGTGCCGCCGCCTGCTGAATGGCGTCTAGCTTGCTGGAGAATGTTGGCGCTCCGGGCTGGATAGAGGACGATAAATTAGCCGTATTAGGAATAACGTTGGACGCAGCAGCAGGAGCGCCAATCGACCCGGTTGGAAGGCTTCCTCCGGGGACGGAGATACTACTCGCTGCTTCTTGTAGCGCGAGAGGAGAACCCGCATAGTTGGCTATGCCGCCTGTGCCTCCAAATGCTGGGCTGGCCCCGGCCCCCGCCACATTTCCTGTGTTTGCTAGTGTTCCTGCGTTGGTTGGGGAAATGGCGCTTGCTGCTGCATCAGACATCCCATTAAACAGCGACCCAACACCATAACTCAAGGCACCGCTCGTCACACCGCCCAAGAGGGACCGACCAAAGCTATCGCCTTGGGCTAGATGCCCACCGAACGAGCCAAGACCAGCGCCAAGGGCTGTAGCGCCAAGCGACGAAAGGCCAAGGGCTGTACCAGCGCCAAACATCGACGGGCCAAAAAAACCACCGGCGAGAGCGCCCAGTATGGGTAGGAATGCTTCGGGCTGTCCTGTTTCAGGATTGATCGTGAGGCCGGTGGGAGATGCGTTGTGCAGCATCTCCACTTCAATAGGATTGACGTGCATGAGGACGCTGTCCCCGTAACGTCCAGCGCCCTTAACTTTCTCTACTGCGGCTTTCATGTCAGTCATTGTAAACCCCTACGGCGTTAGTACTGTTACGGTGCCGATTGCCGTTGTGCCTATGAAGCTGGCAGCGTAAGCCTCTCCTGCTCGGACAACCTTTAATATACCACCATCTTCAAACACATCGCCAATCCTTAAATTGGCACCATGCCCCTGAAGGTCTGAAAGGCTAATTTCGGCAAAAGAACGTCGCTGCTGAGTGTTGATTACGTCCAATGCCACCTCTAAAGCCTCCACCAACTGGTCAACATATTGCTGGTCTGTCCTCCCCTGAGTGGGGCGGGGAAGGCGTGGGATAGCGACATGGGACACTGAAGAATGGCTCATCGTCTACCGTCCGCCCTTACCTCAAGCCGTGGCGTGCCCTCACGCCAGAATGTTCCGGTGGTTGTGCTTTCAATTCTATATCTAACCGACCTGCCGCGCAGCCTGATATGGGCCTGCTTGGTGTAGAGTTCCACTGGCGTGCTTGCGGAGCGGGCTATTGAACTGGCATCTCCCGTGCCATCAGAAAATCCGGGGAAGTCCTTTGGCGTGACCGTGATTGATACTGTCGGGGTGTCTCCATCAGAGCCTTCAAACGTAACATCTGGGATTAGCCGCCTCACGAAGCCAAACTGATAGCCATCTCCGGGGAATAATTCAAACTCCGTGCTTTCGGCATGAGCGTTGATGGCGCTAAACGGCGTGGTTGAGCCGTCGTCGCAACCAAGCTCATGGTGATACAGATACCCGTCTGTGTATGCCGCAATAGGATACTCAGTGAACGTTCTGTCATACCACGCTGTGCGGACCATCGTGCCGTGATACCAAATCTGTTGGGAATAATTATAGACCACGTAACTGTCCACCTCGTCAGTGGTGGTGGGGTAGAACCAGATTACCTCGCTGTCGCCACGGTTGATACCAACGACGATCTTCTGCACCTGTTCGCGGTTGATGTTATCAAACACATGCGCCCGCAACGTGCAGGGAAGGGTCTTGACGCTGCCGTCGTAGATATAAAACTGCTCCCAGCCCATCCAGTAGACGATGTCATCTGCCTGAATAGCGGCGTTTGGCCCCATGATGCTGATGTTGGTCGCCAGCAGGCGTGTGCCAAAGAAGAACGGCGGGCCAACATATGTGACGCTGTTGAGGCTGATGTCAGTCCACACCAGCGTATCGCGCTTGGTGGCAAGCCCAGTGACTATTTCTGAGCCAGTACTGAGACGCAGCGACCCTGCCGAGTTTTCTGTGTCTGGGGTCCAGTCGGTCAGCGTCTCAGCGTCGGGCCACCTGATAAGAAGCGTGTCTTGGACGCCACCTCCTCCAGTGGGGTCACATCCCAGTGCCAGAAGATGCCTGCTCTCTGCTGCCACCACTATTCGTCGGCAAACTGTTGGAACGTCAGCCGCCCCAGATAGTGACGTGAGATTTACAGCGCGGGTGCCGGTTCCAGCCGACGTGTCCCACTGGAAAATACCACCGTCATAGATACAGGCTATCAGGTCTTCGCCAAACGTTGAAAACGACCACGTCCTGAGAATGGTTGTCACGGTCACTGACGCTGACGTTCCCCATGTGTCACTGCCCCACGTATCAGCGCCCCAACCCGCGCCACCCACAGCATTATCCAGACCGACGTTAATCTGGTATTCCGCTGTCACAGACGCTCCGCCCCCAGACGTAGACGATGAGGCATTTGCTGCTGCGGTGAAGGTGTAGGTGTTGCCGTCAGTAACAGTGACGATCACATGCTCTGTGTTCAACTGGGCCGCAGTGATGCCGCCCGTGGCCGTGGCCCCGGAATACGTCACGTAGTCCCCCTCAACAGAGCCATGAGAAGTATCCGTGACGGTCACAGTCGGTGACCCACTGGTGACAGCAAAAGGATTGTTGTTGATGGTCGAGGAGGCCCTGATGGGGGTAACGTCCTGTGGGATGCCGCCCTCTTCAATATACAGCTTTTTCTGCGTCCCGATGCCAACGTACTCCAAACCAGACAGAGATGTCCAAGGCAGCAGGGCGCGACAGTTGCCTATGAACGCGGATGTGGTTCGCCTGACCCAACCACCGATCTTCTCAGGCACACCCATCCTGAACCTCACTTTGTCGGTGTCATACCACGCACCAGCAGACGCCCCCGACTGCTGCGCGTTAGAGATTGGCGGCGTATAGCTGGTGCCCTCCTTATCGACGCCGGGGGCAAATCTGAGCTTAACTAGAGGCATTATTTTTTCCGCATCGCCCTGTCACCAAACCACCACAGCACCGCCGAACTGGTCATATAAACAACGGACGTTTCAATGGTTAAGCGTCCGCCCATATCAGAATTAAAGTAGATCACGCCCATAAGCACGATCAGAGTAAGCGTAAGTATTGGCCGAACAAGACGCAGAACGTCAACAACCCATGTGCTAGAAACTCCAATACCCGCATCATGGTTGTATGACGCTCTTCTGGCGTCAGCCGCTGCGTTAGCTTCAGCAACAGCCATTTCTCTTTCATTTTCAGCCGCGCCCAACTCGTTCTGAAGCCGAAGAAGTTCCTGCGTTCGTTTGTGTTCATTATTTGCCTTTTTCTCTTCTGCCCACATATCGACGAAAGAAAAAGCCTTGCCTATAATTGAACCAATAATCCCAGTTGCCCCGCCAGTGAACACCGTCGCCAATAAATCAAACATTCCAGTTCTCCGCTCCCCAGTAACGCGCTCTGCCCATGTCGATGTGCAGAAACGTCTTGTAATAACCAAACCCGGTAAACCCAACACCCTTTGCCGCTTCGTCCATCTTGAGCCTGTCCCGTCCAACTATAGATAGGTCTGCCGCGTCTCCAAAAAGATGGCGCGAAAACACCGCTCCACCCACCCTAGCGTTATGATAGGAACTACGATAAGCAGACAGTACAATAAGGCTGTGACCCAAATTCCCCCTAAGAGCGTCAAGGCCATCAAGGAACTCAGGAACGATGATAAGCCGCCCGGTGCCACGGCAAGCAATTTCCTTGGGGGTGAAGAACCTCCAAGGCCATGCGCGTACGGTTCTGGGGACTTGCTTCCAGTGTTCATAAATCACTTACCGTCTCGCTGTTGGATGTCTCTCAGTTTGCGTTCTTGGACTTCAATCTCACGCTCCAGCCTGTGGTATTTGCTCTTGTCGCGGGGGGTGGCGCGGCCTTCCACTTCACGGTCATAGAGATCGTACATTCTCTGTTCCAGCCAATCCACGCGCTGCTGGACGATGCCCTCTTCATTTGTGGCTACCCGCACATCAACTTCTTCCCACTCTCTCAGGGCTTCGTGCCCACCAAGGAATGTGGCAAGGATGATGCCGCCAGCGCCAAGAACTGTGTAAATCATTTTGGCCTTCTTCTCTAAAAAACTCATCCTAGTGTCCCATCGTCTGGCACTATTACTGACGGCTGCGGCGGCGGGCCGTAGAACTGATTTCCACATCGGAAGCCCAAAAAGTTCGCCCTGTCGGGGAGGAAGCGGGCCGCAGCAATCTGAGCTACCTTGGTGCAAAGAGTGTTATTCTCCACTTCAACAGTAAGGGTATTTGGGTCTGCGAGACAGGTCGCCGACATGACGAAGCAGAAGTAGATGACTGCATCCATTCAATGTATCTCCACACCCATCCTGAACAGGTAAACTCCCATCCCAATCAACCCGCCGCCCATCGAGACAATGAGCCACGCCATGATCTTCCACGTCTTGCCTTCCTCTCGCATCATGTGGCGCTTGAGATCGTGAGCGAGATTTTCAATCACCCCCTCGACGCGCTCAAACGCCCGCGCCCCATTGGTGATATGCGCCTCTACGACGCCGATGCGTGTAGCATGGTCACTCACCTTTTCTTCAACGACTGCTAGGCGCTCTTTCATTAAATCCAATGCCCATCCTCTGAGGGGTCGATGGCCTTGATCGCCCTGATGGTGGCAGCAGCCTCAATCTTATCCTTAAGGGCCTCCAGCTTGTCGTGAACAGCGGCTAGAGCGTTTGACAGCGGCACGTCCCCAGCATTACTGGCCTTGATCGACAAGGCGATCAGGCGGGCTTGCGGGGTGCCGCCCCTCACCTTCCCCAACCCTACAGTGACCCCCTCCGCAGCAAGTAGAGAGCGTCTCACATATTCAACGTCGGCTGCTAGGTAATGGTTGGTGCGCTCGTCCACAAGTGAGGGGAGTGCTACTCCCCGTTCCCAAAAAAGGCCATCATCACTGAGCTTGTCAGTGCCGCCCGGAACCTTGACCAGAGGAACCCATTTAAATGCCCCGCTTTTATGAGCCGGGATCGTCGGTGCGGTTGGGTGGTCTTCTATGCGAAGAAGAACCGCAGGGGTATCGTCTGTTTTAACGAGTGCTAATTTTGGCATTTTCTTCCTCCTATGCTTTATCCCAAGAGGCCCATGCGGTGCCCCCATTGTCGGGGGTGCCCGTCCAGTTTACATCTACGGTTAAATCGGTTTGCAGAGCGGCGGACATGCTATCCATCTACAAACCCCATGATTTTCCTACTGTGTTATCCGCGCTATACCCTGATGTGCCGGGAGTTTTCGTGGCACTGGAAGAGTTCGCGTCATGCTTCGTTCCGTTGAATGCTGATGCTAATCCCCCGCTGTCGGTCATGCCGCCGATAGCAGTTCCGTCGCCTTGAGCGATTTGCGTTTTTCCGGCCCCCTGAAAAAACTCTATTTCCGCGCAATGCACCTGTTGCGATCCGTTGCCTTGGAAAACGGCGCGATGGTAATTAAAGAGATTTGTATTCGTTATCTCCGAGGAATCGGTAATGGTCTCCACGACACTGTTCCCGCCAGCGGCGGATAGGACTCCAGTCAGGTCCGTCCATGCGGAATTATTGTTCGAACCTTGCAGCTTCCAGTTATTCGCCTCATCCCCGCTATTAAACGAGGCGTTGTTCGGGCTATAGATAATGACCTTGGTTATTGAATAACCTCCACCAGCCCGCTTCCCGACACGACCTGCCGTGAGCAATCTACTAGGCATCGGTTTGTGCATCCACTGTAAAGGTTAATATGCATTCGATCAGGTGGGCGTCCACCGTCATGGTATCAGAACCGTTGGCAGCCACCCGCGTGATCTGGATAAAGAACAAGTCCTCTTTTGCAGCCGTTCCAGATGGCGTTATAGCCGCCGTCGCGGACGATGAGTAGAGGTCTTCAGTCGTTCCGCCCGTGTCTGTTACTGTAATTTCGGTCCCGACTGCGGTATCCAGAGCGTCATCATTAGCGAGAGCTAAAATCTCACAGCCCCACACCACACCAAAGTTTGTCGCGGTGGCAGGATGGGTCCACTTAAAGGAAACTGTGACGGTGCTGGCGTTGTATGCCTTTGGTAGAGAAATCAGGATATAGGCGTGCTCTTCCGTCGAGGCGTCGAAGGCAAGGTAGTCATAATTGATCTTGTTGGTGGTGGTCTCTGTCTGTGCCGCAGCAGCGCAGCCAGCCGTAGTCGTCGGTGTGAGCATGGCCGCGCTGATAGGGAACTGGAAAACGCCCTTACCGACAGCATCTGCGTAGGCCTTGATACTCTGCTGGGTGGCAAGTTGAGTTGCGCTGTCCGTCCCCATCCCGTCTTCGTCTAAAATTCCGGTGACAATCGCGCCAGTCGCCAGTTCCAGAGACGTGTTGGCCTTAATGGTGGTGAATGTCGTGCCAGCCGGGGTGGTGCCGCCGATAGTGCCGGGAGCAGCCATCTTGGCTGTAATGTTGGCTGGGGTGGTCGCCCTGCCGGTGTCGGTGCCCGTGACCGTTTCAGCGTTGGTGGCGAGTTCCACAGCACCTGAGACGGTGGCAGACGCCGGTTGAGGCGCTCCATCTTCATCCACAGGGGCCGTGAGAGCCTCGACATTGGTGCCATCGCAGACAACCGCCATCTGGAAGCCTTGCGGGACAGTAACCGTGTTCCCTGATGACCCGCCAACTGTTACGGCGAAGGCTCCACTGGTGGCGTTCCAAATCCACCACGTCTTGTTTCTCAGCGGAACAATGATCTTCTCAGCCGCATCCAGCGTGCCGGTGGCCTTAATCACAGCCACATGGCTTTCCTGCGCCGGGGTGGCGTCGTCATGTTCCAGATACTGGGTGTCATCCAGCGTGTAATTTGCACCACCAAGAGCGTTGAGGCTGATGTTGGTGATGTCGGCAATAGCCTCTTCAAGTCGAGACATGGCTTGGTTGGCGAGTGTGCCCCACGTACCGGATTTCTCACCGGTAGCCATTTTCTCAAACTTGATTAAGTCTGATGCTGTTGATGCCATTTTTCTTTTCTCCTACGAGGTAGCCGTTTCTGTCCAAGTGACCGACACGGCGCTGTCGATGCCACCCCAAATTATTTCTTCTCCTGACGACATTGTCATACTAAGCCCTGTCGGGCTGACAATAAGCCCCCCATGCCCAGTGGCTGTCCCAACGCTTCCCGTAAGACCAAAGCCAGTGACCGCGACAAGGTTCTGGGCGACAACAGTTTCATCGCCAACCGAAGCCGTTCCAGCCGCGCCAGTAACCGGAACATTCGTTGTGGAGAAACCCCATATCGAATGACCCCAAGTTGAACCGCCCCAAACCATGCCATGCTGTCCTCTCTATTACCTACGCAATCCTGATGATCGCGTTGCTGGCGTCTGCTGCCGGGAACTGAATTGTGAAATCCCCTGCCGTCGAAGACTTATCTGAGCCGAAGTCCAGAACTAAAATAGAGGCGTTGGAGGCGTGGGTATCGTTGTAGATAAGCGCCCCTCGCGCCGTGACCGTAGACGTTGACCATGTCGTATCGGCAAAGTCGGTCAGCGCCGTGGTGCCTGACGTGGTCGGCGTGACGTTGGTCAGCGCATTCCCTCCGGCGGTGTAGCCGGTGCCGGACGCCTCGTTGGTGGTGGCGTATGCCGTGGTGGCCGCACTGAGCGTTGCTGAACTGGTGTAAAGCGCAGCCCTGATTGTATGCCCCGTGGACAGTGTGAGGTCGTGTTCCGCAACAAGAATTTCCTGTTTGAAACTTGTGCAGAGGGCCTGTGTGATAGCCATTACCTTGTCTCCTCTAGTTCAGCCGCTATTTCGGCCCTCATTGTTACTCGCTCGCTCAACATTGCTTGGCGCATATAGAACAACAATACACCACGGAGCCTCTCTTTGTAAGCCAGTGCCTGTGCCCTTATTGGCTCTGGAGCGTCGTCTCCCACCAAAATGATCTTGGATAAGGCCATTTCGGTGAGTTCTTCCGCTGAGTGCCCCCTGTTCTCGGTGGCGTGAACCAGCACTTCCCCAATCTCCATATCTACGCCTAAGTTGAGCGTCATTGCACGGGTACCCTAACTTGCCCTGTTCGATACATATCTTGACGGTTCTTTCCGTCCCCAAGTTCCTTGAGTTTGACCAGCGCCTCTTTGAAGCGCCCGTCATACAACTGAATGAGGTCTTGCTCGCCCTTCATGAAGACGTAAGCCTCAACCAGACATCCGTAGAGCATTGCAGCCTCTGCCTCGTCGCCAAGCCATGTGGTGGACGCGGTGACGATGCTTTCCGGCTTGTAGAAATAATTAAGCTGAATTGACAGCGCAGCAGAAGGCGTGGGAGCGACAATAAATGTGTCGTGGTCCCACAGAGCGTAATAGCGCGGCTGGCCCTCAGTGGTGGTCTGATCGTACGCCTGCCGGATGAAATCAACGTCCTTGTTCAGGAGAAAGAAATAATTGGACGAGGCATCAAGCACAGCCATCGAAAACACTGAAACAAAGTCAGACGGAGCGTTGAGAAACCTGTTGGATGCCGTCAGTGACGCCGTAGACGTTTTACGGAACATCGGAAGCTGGACGATGTGCTGGATACGGTCCTCTGTCTGTTTGACAAAGGTGGGTATCTCAGCGACGAAGTCCGTCTCTGTGTTCTCCGTATACGTCTGGATAGACGCTTTGAGTTCAGTGTAGTTCATCGACTAGACCTTGAAGTTTCCGCCGCGTGTTGCAGCGCCCATGCCCGTAGCTTTAACGGTGGACTGGTTGGTCGGCTTGACGCCCATCTTGACCATTCCTCCGTCGCTGTAGCCCTTCATTGTTTCATAGTTGCCCTTGGCGTCCTTTTTCGCTGGCTCACTGTAATGAATTGTGTCGCCGCCCTCCTTAAAAGTCCCACGGACGCGGGTTTCACCATCGCCGCTGGTGAAAGTTTGCTTTGGGCTATAAGAGCTTCTTCCGCCCTTCTTTGGGCTACGCTTTTTGCCCTTAAACACTGACTGTGCCATTTCTCTCTCCTATGATGTCGTAACAGTTACTGAGCCAATACTCATGGTCATCTTCATGCTGACCGCATCGCCCACCGGGGACCACCCAAACAGGCTCTGACTTTCCGTCTTTGCAAGATCAGGGCGTGGGTTATCCAGCGTCTGTGGGTCGAAAATCCTGAACCGGCCCAACTGAAGCTGTGGATGATCTGGGTCAACACAGACATCCTTGCAGACGCGCAAGCCGTTGCGGCGCTTGTCCTCCATCTCCCAAACAAGGGCAGACAGCGGATAGCGGAAGCCGCATCTGTCGCAAAACCCAAAAGCGTGTTTGCCTGCTGCAAAATGCTTACTCATGTCAAATCCACGTCGATAAAGTCCTGTAGCGGCGAGAACAGCAGCGACGCCTTGGAGCGATCTTCTGACGCCATCAGTTCGTACTGCTCTTCGTAGTGCGACTTGAGAACAGGAATGCGGGCCTCAAGTTCGGGTCTCTTTAGTGCGATGTAGAAAGACAGCCCCGCAATAAGGGCGGGAACAGCGCGTTCCGGCATATCGTTGTTGTTAGTATTGTCACCAAGGTCTTCGATGCGGCGCACATACCAGTAAACAAAGTCCTGCGTGCTGTCGTCAGGCTCTGGGTAAAGCGTCACTGTGGGCCGGTTCTGCCTGTCGATATACATACTTGTCGGGCGAGAGTTGGTGTTCTTGTTTGAGGTCTGGGCATACGTGCTGACCGACAGGCGCGTGAGGGAGAAGTCAGTCTGCGTCGTATTGCCAGTTCCATCGCGGATGACCGCGTCAAGAACATCAATACAGTCGTCGGCCAAGGAATACGTCTTGGTGCCGCTAACAAGATCAATCGAAGCCTCTTTGACCGTCCACAGGTTCAGGCCACGGTTCAACCACTCCAGAGTAAGCAGGTTAAGGCTGCGTCTGGCCGTGCGGAGGTCGTAACCCGTCCGCATCTCAAGACCGGCACGCTCGTATGCCTCCTCACAGATTTGGAGGATGTCCAGCTTAAAAGCTACTGTCCCTGATGTGGTTGGAGCGGCCATTTAGCTGTAGCTCTTCTTCCCTTTGGGTGATCTGGCAATGCCATAACCACGGCTGACCATGCCACCATGTTTACCAGCCTTTGTGGCCGTCTTAGCCTGCGGCACCTTCGCTGCCGGGATGACCGTGGGGTGGTCAAACCGTCCGGCAGGGCCTCGGTTGCCCAATCCTTGCCGCTGAAGCCTATTAAGAAGCTGCGGGTCTACGCCGCTGCTCTGTAGAAGCTGGCGCAGGAAATCACCGCCTACGAAGAACGGTGCCCCGCCTGACGGTGAGCCGGGGGAGCCTATGGCCCCGCCGCCCGCGTACTTCTTCTTGTTCTGCGGCTTACTCTTTTTCTTCATCGACTTCTTCATCATGGTAATTCCCTCACTTCCTTGGCTTTCCTCTTCGGCCTTCACTGGCCCTTAACTCTTCCAATCTTCTTCTGCCTTCAGCCATTAAATCGCGCTGCCTTCCTTCTTGTGTCGCCCTAGTGGCAAAGGCATCCCCCTCAACCTCAATCTCCTGCCACTGAGCCTCTGACGGCTTATCCCCGGAGTAGGCCCGTGTGGTTTTCTCACTTACTAAGCGGCGCTCACCCATTACTTCCTCTGTTTTCCTCTGCGGCCACGCGCAAGGCCCTCTTTTTTCATGGCGCTAGGGCCGACGCTCGACTTTCTTCGCCCATAATTCTGACCACGGTTCATCTTGGGGATGTTTTTTTCCTTATGGTCGGCAAAAATTCTACGCTTTTCAAAATCATCCGGCTGTAGCTGGACAACCTTCCCGTCACGCTTAACGTCAGTCCCAGTGTTGTCCTTCGTGGGGTGGTCTTGTTGCTGGTACATCGTGCTTTCGACGCCAGCCGTCAGTTTTTTGCCAAGATTACCCATTACTGCTTACTCCTGTTCTTCGATCTCGACACCACCTGAAGATTGGCCGGTGAATTGTTACGTGGGTTGCCATCTTTATGGTCAACCTCCTTCGATCTGTCGCCCTTACTCACCTTCCCAGATGAAATAGCCTGCCGCCTGACCTTGTTGCGTGAGGCGCGGTTCTTCTTCTGCTCAGGCTTGGCATGGTAATCGTCATACTCCTTGCGATAATTCCTCTTCGCTCTCATAGTCGCTCCAGCCAGCTAAGGCCCACAGTGACCGGCGCATCGGAGCCGCTCGAAAGCGTCATGCCGAAAGCCCAAACATCGACGGGCCGCAGGAACAAATTAAGAGCCTTTAGGTCGATCACCTGTGAGCCAGCCCCAGACTGCGTGAACGTGAGTATTTCCTCGCCGCCCGTGATCGTGGTGCCCGCTGTGTCTTGCAGTATCGCCGAATTTGCGCTGTCCACGTTGGCGTAGGAGACGCTCCCTGCCACCTGTGTCGGGTTTTTAATAACAGAAAGCGTAACTGTCTTGGTCGCTTCTGAAGCGAAGGTGAGAAGATCAGGATAAACGAAGGTCTTGTTGCGTGTGCTTTGAAACTTGATGTCATTGTGGATGAGCATCACGCTGGTCAGGGTTGTGCCGTTGGTTGTCTTGGTGTTCTTAACGGAGTGGCGCAGTCCTTTGGTGGTCTCCTGCCCTTCGATAAAGCCCCCCAT